CAAGCGTAAATCTGATTTATACGAGGATTATTCGGAACGGCTGATTACAGAAGAAGAATATATGCAGTTTTCCCGTATCTATTCCAATGAAATAGAAAACATCAAAAGCCGTCTTGATGTAGTATTGGCAGCACAGGTACGGTATTCCAAGGATTATCATATTGAAGAAGGATGGGGAAAAGTGATACATACTTATATGTCTAAGCGGAAGTTGACAAAAGAAATGGCGGAAGCATTTGTTGATTCCATTATTATCCATAGTAAGTATGATTATGAAATTAAACTGGTATATGATGACCAGTTTGCTGATTTGCAAAAATTAAAGAAAGAGAAGGAGGCACAGTCGATATGACAGAAAATAAGAAAACAGCTGTCTATATCCGTTTATCTATGGAAGATGGAAATGTGGATGGCAGAACAAAACTGGAAAGTGACAGTGTGACTTCTCAAAGGATACTGTTGAAATCGTTTGTGATCGACCAGCTTGGTGTGGATGAGTCTGATATCCTGGAATATGTAGATGATGGTGTCAGCGGTACTCATTTTAAACGTCATGGTTTCCAACAACTGCAGGAAGATATGAAAAGCGGACAAATCGGCTGTATAGTTGTGAAAGACTTTTCCAGATTTGGCAGAGACTATCTGGAAGTGGGATTTTACATTGAGTATATTTTCCCACTTCTTCAGATTCGGTTTATTTCCATTAATGACAGTTATGATAGTGCAGCAAGCTCCGGAATGACTGGCGGTATGAATGTGGCTTTGAAAAATCTGGTTTATAACATGTACAGTTTGGATTTATCGAAGAAGATATCATCTGCAATGCAGACCAGAACGAAAAATGGCACAAGGATTCCCGTGAATGCCAGATATGGCTATAAAAAGGGAAAAGACGGCAGGCTGGAAGTTGATCCGGATGCTGCTAAAGTAGTAAAGATGATTTTTCAGATGGCGGCAGAAGGTATGAGCTTTGCAGAAATTACAAGGGAGCTGAACAGACAGGAGATTGCCACCTGTGATGAGCAGAAAATATCGAGAGGAGAGCATGTTCAGTTTCGGCGGTTTGATACCATCAAGAAGAAACGATGGAATCCGACCACGGTATCTGCAATTATCCGGGATGAGATTTATATTGGAACCCGGATTTGGGGTAAGTCACGCTGCAATATGCATACAGGTCATAAAGCAGTCCTCAATGACGAGGCTGACTGGATTAGACTGGAAAACCATCATGATCCGATTGTTGACCGGGAACTGTTTGAAAAAGCAAACAGACTGCATCCGAAAAAATCCAGAGGCGTTGCAGAAACAAGAACTAATTATACGCTGACAAGACGCAAAAAACAGCCAGCATTAATGTTATGTGCGCATTGCGGTCATTGTCTGGTAAGAGAAACAGAGCATCTATTAAAATGTTCAGATGGTCGTACCAGTGGTGACCATGTATGCCAGAGCCTGGTGGTGAGACGTGAGCCACTGGAAAACCATATATTGGAACTTGTCCGTCAGTTTGCATCTTCTATGCTGGAAAATAGTAAGAGTGCTAAAACAAAGAGCCAGAGCATATGTATGGAGACGAATGTTGCAGAATTGCAAAAACAGAGCCGTAAGTTATCTTCTGAAAAAATGAAACTTTATGATGAATACAAAGATAACCATATTGATCGGGAATTGTACAAGCAAAAAGCCGAAAAGATAAGCAGGAAACTGGAAGAAATCAAACAGAAGATAGCAGAGGCAGAAAGCAACGCAAAGATACTTGAACAAAACGATACGGAGAAAGAAATGAAACTGGAAGAATTTCTGGACATGGAGAAATTCGATACAGAGAAACTGCGCGAGATCATCAAGGCAATCCGGGTACATAGTCAGGATGAAATCGAAATTGAATGGAATTTTGATGATGTATTTTTAGATTAGGGATAAAATGTTCTGGACAACAGCGATTATGTGGAAGATAATATAGGTGCTGGAGTACCTGATTGAAATGGTCAGGTACTTTCCGGCCGGAACAAAAAAATATTTTTTTTGTCCTATACTTGACACGTCCACATGTAATGCGTCATACCGCCTGCACCAGAATGGCAGAGTGCCGTATGGACGTAAAGGTTCTTCAATATATTATGGGACACGCTCACATAGATGTAACAATGGAAGTGTATAATCATATCGGAGAGCTGACAAGGATTGAAAATGAGATTGCAAGGCTGGATAGTATGGCGTTAAATGCCTGACACCAAAAAAATAAAAATTGGTGTCAAATTGGTGTCAAAACAGAAAAAATCACAATTTTAGAAGAAATAAAGGACTGCAAACCATTGATTTTACTGGGTTTGCAAAAAAATTCAAAAATTATTA